AAATTGGTTTGACAGAAAAGGGTTGTTGAAGGATAAATTAATTGTTGTACACTTAAGAAATTCATCTCCCGGAACTGCTAGTAATTTAAAAACAACACATCCTATAATATCAAATGAAGATGAAAACAAACAAAAACGTATATTAACTAAGAACAATGTTGTATTTCACAATGGGTACATAAGTAAGTTTAGAATGAAAGTTAGTAATTCTAAAGAAGATACTTCTGATACTTTGTTATTTACAGATCATTTTTTATCAAAAGAAAATGATTTTACCTTTATGCAGTACATGAAGAAACACTTTGATGATGAATTCAGAGACTTTTACGACATGGGGTGGAGTAATAAGATAGTGGTTTTAAAAGCGGGAAGACCTGCTGTTGTGCATGGAAATTTTATACAGAGTGATTCAAATAAAGGTTATTACTTTTCAAATGATTCATTTAAAGATGAATTTCCAACTAAACACAGGTCTACAACTAATTGGAATCAGGGACATAGAGAACAGTCATTCAACAATCCCAGGCAATCTAATTTTGGAAGTACTCATCCTAATGTTCGTAGCACTCCTAGTACTACTGGTATTAATGATTCAGCACATAGGAATATGAATGTTTATATGTCCAATTTATGGGCATCAAAAGCAAATTCTCATCAAGTTGATATTTTTCCTGATAATGATGTTATAAGAAGTATAGCTTTTACGTTTTTCTATAGAACTGCTTCTTTACAAAATTCTTATTACAAAAAGAACATAATTACAAGTGTTAATCCATTTGCATGTCATTGTAATAGTGCTTTTGACGGAGATCAATGTGGTATTAGTAAAGGTTGTTGTAAAGAAATAGAAAAAGCACAAGATTTTACAACAATGGCTATACGACAAAGAATTTATCAATTTGTTTCTAAAAGAGAATATCTTGATTTAGATTTTGCTGAAGAAACAAAGCTTGGTAAAATTGTAGTCGATACTCTAACAGCAATAGATGATTCTAGAAAGAGGATTGATTGGTATTGGACTGAATGTGAAAGTTGTGTTTCACAACAAGTTATTGGTTTTAATAACAAAATCCCGTGTAATTCGTGTCATGAAACTAAATTAAAACTAGGATTGTTTATGTTTATAGACGATAAAAAGTCTCAAGATTCGAGAAGGGTTATAGATTCTATATTACTAGAACGTGACTATGAAATTATACCCGCTGCTGAAGAACAAAGAGTAAAAGTAAATACAGTTGTTAAAAAGTTAGTTACTTATATTAAAAACAAACTCCTTGAAGAAGTGAAAGAAAATGAGGAGAGAAGTACAAGAGAAAGCTCTCCAGCAGTGTCTGGAGAATGATAAATTAACGTTGGCTATGTGTACTGGCTCGGGAAAATCTCGAGTCAGTATTATGGCTTTAAAAGAATTAAAGTCCAAAACAATAGCTCTTATCGTTCCTACTGTTAAATTAAGAGATAATAATTGGAAGGAAGAGTTTGAGAAATGGGACGCAATAAAATATTATGATAAAATTAAAAGGTATTGCTATGCATCCATAGCAAAAGTAATAGATGAAGATTTTGATTTAGTTATATGTGATGAAATACATAACATTACAGAAAATAATGTAGTATTCTTTAAAAATAACAAAGTTAAAAGAGTAATAGGTTTAACAGCAACTGTACCAGAAGATGATATTAAATATGAAATTATTAATAAGATAGCTCCTGTAAAATTTACATACACATTAAGTGAAGGTGTAAAAGACGGAGTTGTATCACCTTATGAGATAAAAGTTGTAGAAACTCGTTTAGACCATAAAAATAAATCAGTAAAAGCTGGGAAAAAAGGAAATTATTATTATGTTACAGAACGGAAGAAGTACGAAAACTTAAGTCGACTTATTAATATACTACGTTATGGTGGAAAAGATCCTATATGGGCCACTATGAGTAGAATGAGATTTATATATGATTTGGAGTCTAAAACAGAACTTGCCAAGAAAATATTAGATCAATATATTGATAAAGATTTACGCACAATCATCTTCTGTGGTAGTATTAAACAAGCAGATGAACTTTGTAAACACAGGTATCATTCTAAAACTGATGATAAAGATCTACAAGCATTTATAGATGGTAAAATTAATCGTTTGTCGTGTGTTAAAGCACTTAATGAAGGTTTAAATATACCAAATGTAGATGCTGCTTTAATTGTACAAGCTAATTCTAAAGAAAAAGATCTTGTACAAAGAGTAGGTAGAATAGTTAGACTTAGAGATGATCACAAAGCTATGATATGGATTATATCTGTATTAGATACACAAGATGAAGTATGGGTGGATAATGCTCTATCTACATTTGAAAACATAGAATATATAAATCAAAAAAACTTATAATGATACAAGATGTGCCTGATGAAAATAGTAAAAAAAAGATAAAAAAAGGTTTTGTATGCGGCAATTGTGGTGGTGGTGGAGTAGTTGATATAGGCTATGGAAATACGCCAATTATAGTAGACTGCATGGAATGTAATTTAAATTATAAACGAGTTCCTAACAAGAAAAAGAGAAAATAATATGAATATAGCTATAAACATTGAAAGCTTATACGAATACGGATTAAGTGCCAATGAATATATAGTTCTATTTCTGATAAAGAATAACAAGCTAAACGATACAAAATTCAATTATGATAAGGCTCTAGAAAAGCTGAAAGAAAAACAATATATAGATTCCAATGGAAATTTAACAATAAAAATACCAGACGAACTATTTGGAGATAATAAAGTAGAAGACTTAGACATCTACTGGGAACAATTTAAAGATATGTATCCCAAGAAAGATGGTCCAAGACGTTTACATGACTCTCCTAGCCCTTGTAAGGCTAAATATTTAAGGTTACTTAAGAAAGATTTGAAAGTGCATGAGAAGGTGCTCAAAGGTCTTCAAAGCGAAATAGATCTAAGATCAATAGCTTCCAAACGTGATGATTTTTTCCCCGCACCTAAATTAATGTCCACTTATATAAACAATAAGTCATGGGAAGGATATTTAGATGTAGAAGAAGAACATCCGTCTAATAGTGGGAGGGATCTTATATGAGTAGATTTGAAGACATAATTAAAATGGTGGATGACGGGATGGCCGGTAGAAATAAAGGTCTTCCTCATGGGTTTAATAGATTGAAACGCATAATACCAAACGTACAGCGATCAACCTATTATACAATTGGTGGAGAAACGGGTAGTGGTAAAACTGCTTTTACAGACCATGCATTCTTATATAGTCCTTATGACTATATGAAAAACAAAGATATAATCAGTCTAAAAGTAATATATTTCTCATTAGAGATTGAATATAATTTCAAACTAGTGAAAGGTATATGTAGAAGATTATACATTGATCACGGTATAGATATATCCGCAAATGAGATTCTATCAAGGGGTAATTTTAAAATACCTCCCTATGTTAGAAAGCTTATAAACGAATATAAGACATATTTTGAAGCTATGGAAGACGTAGTTGATATATATGATGAAAGTTATACTCCTGAAAAGATCAATCAAATTTTAAGTAAATATGTCAAGGATAATGGTTCTTGGTATAAAAACAAGAAAGGAGAAAGTTATTACGTTGCTAATGATCCTAATAAGTATACTATAGTTATCATGGATCACGTAGGCTTAATATCTTCAGGAGATAAAAAGAAAGCCATTGATGATGTATCAAAAAGATTGATATATTATAGAAATAAATGTGGTATTATTCCAGTAATGGTATCACAATTTAATAGAAGTATTTCTTCATCTGATAGATTTAAGATAGAAAGGGTAGAACCTCAACTGTCAGATTTTAAGGATACTTCTTCAACGCAAGAAGACGCTAATGTTGTATTAGCTCTATTTGCACCATACAGATACGGAATAGATAAATACAAAGATTACGATATAAACAATTTAAAAGGAGAATTCAGAGGATTACATGTGCTAAAGAATAGAGATGGAGAAGATAATGCAGCAGTAGGGTTAAAATTTATAGGAAAATCAGGATATTTTGAAGAATATCCTTTACCAAAAGAAATGATATATAAATGATGACATTACCTACAACAAAAACAAAAGCTGAAAAGCTAAGTCCAACTGAATTAATACTATTTGGAAGACCAAAAGTTGGTAAAACAACGGCTCTTTCAGCATTAGATAATTGTTTAATTATTGATTTAGAACGAGGCACACAAAGCATAGAAGCCATGAAAGTCTATGCAAATAATTTAGAAGAATTGAAACAAATAGTTATAGACATACACAAATCAGAACATAAATATGATTATATAGCTGTGGATACTCTTTCTAAACTTGAAGAGTGGTGTGAATGGGAAGCTACTGAGAATTATATGAAAACCACTATAGGTAAGAAATTTAACAGAGACGCAGCTGGGAATATATTAGCCCGTAGAGACTGGGAATCTGTTCTTTCTTTACCTCAAGGTGGTGGTTATATGTACACAAGAGAATCCCTCAAAAGTTGGATTGAAAGATTTCGTAAGATATCTAAAAATCTAATAATGGTATGTCACACCAAAGATAAATATATTAATGAGACAGGAAAAGAAATGCCTATCAACTCAATTGATTTGACAGGTAAATCTGCTAATATTGCAGCGGCAGGAGCACAAGCTATTGGGTTTCTCTATGCAGATAGAAAAACTGGTGACTTGATGATTAACTTTGATAGTAAAAATATTGAAGGTGGAAGTAGAAGCCCTCACTTAGCAGGTCAATCCTTTCCTTTACTACAATTTGACGGTGTAGGAATGGATAGAAAATTAATTACTAATAATTGGGACAAAATATACATAGACTAAAATGATAAAATATCTTTATTACGATATAGAAAATGAAGACATATATATAGAAGTTGAAAATCAGAAGAAGTTTAGATCATTAATTTTTACTGAAGATAAAGTAAATGGATTTTCTCTTATAGGAGAAGATTCGGGTACTAAGAACACAGAAAAAATATCAGATACATTATTTAAAAGTAATGAAGAATCTAAACTCATTTTTGACATTTTGTTAAAAGATGATCTTATCGAACAATTCGAAATAAGAAGATCGAAAGAGAGTACTTCACATAGAAGTAATCTTTTAAATAAAGATTTAATTGTAGAAAATATAATTAGATTGAGACTTATGCCTTATGATATTAAAAAATATCCAAAAGTTTATAAGTTAAATGAAATACATTGTTGTAATTCAATTTTTCAAATTTTACCTCTATTAGGGGAAGATGTTTTATTATCTCAGGATAAAGACAATTACAATTGGAATATTACGGAAAGAAGAAGAGCAAGAGAAAGAAGTAGAATGAGAGTTTCAATTCGTTAATTAATAATAAATAGACAAATAATAATACAATATATATGAGCAATAACTTTTTAAGTGCTAAAGAGCAAACGCAGCAAGAACGAACATTGGTAACAGGTGTTTGTAATTCAGTTATAGTAGGTATTAACCCTTCGAAAGAAGAACTAGCTGAGATAGTTGGTAGAGATGTTGATAGCATGAAAGAACCGTCTTACATAGGACAAAACCGTAATGGTGACCCTAATGTAAGATTAGATATTTGGATGAAGCCTGTAGAAGGAACCAAATATTTTGATTCGGGAACCAGTACAATGAAGGACTATAAAGATCCTTTCAAACTTGCTATTTTTCTAACCGAAAAGGAAAGAATTAACAAGGATGAAACGAAAAATATGTTCATCAATGGTAAGAATCAAA